GCCTAACCTTTGAGGTTCGGGTGTACAAAGGCTATCGCAAGACGATGATCGAAGTTGCATCAACCTGGGGTGTGAAGGCTTGGAAGCCTGAGTACATCTCGCTGCTTCTCGGTTAATCAAACGGCAGAGGGAGCCTCCGGGCTCCCTCAGTCCTTTTAAGGGTCAAGCCATGACGCTAATCATCGAAGATGGCACCGTCGTAGCAGGTGCAAACTCATATATAACCGTTGCTGAGTTCAAGTCATGGGCAGGTGATCGCGGCATCGCGGTTGGCTCAGACACAGAGATTGAGCAAGGTATCCTACGCGCTATGGACTGGTTTGAACGCCAGTTCTTCATCGGCAATAAAGCCAACGAAAACCAGCCGTTGCAATGGCCTCGCACTGAGGCGTTGATCGACGGGTATTACGAAGATGCCACCGAGATTCCTAAAGAAGTGCCTAATGCGCTGTACGAAGCGACTAAGGTAGAACTCGACGGCAACTCCGAACTGAACGAACAGGAACGCAAGACCGTGCGCGAGCAGGTTGGCGACATATCCATTACCTACGCAGACAACAGCAATAACCGCGTCGTCACGCCAGCGCTGCGATTTGCGATGAACCGTATCGCACGACCAGCCGGGATGGTTAGCCGGGTATGAGCTTCAACTATGCACCGCTGGCCAATACAGCAAGCCGCCTGATTGAGCGGTTTGGCGTGCTGCTGACGTTTACTAACGAAACCGCTGGCGCTTATGACCCGGCAACCGGGCAAGCGGCCAAGACAACGACGAGCTACCAGAAGTATGGATGCGTTTTTGAATACACCGACACTGAGCGGGCCGAGGAAACGATACAGGAAGGCGATCGGCGGGTGCTTGCTCAAGCGCACGATTACACGGTTGGTGACATTGTGGCTATTGGCGGTGAGAATTACCGCATAGTGACCGTCTCCCAAATCCAGCCGAGTGACACCAACATGGCAGTCAACTTGCAGGTGAGAAAATGAGCCTCGAAAGCGACGTCATCGAAGCCAAGCTAGTACTTGAGAACTGGGCCTTAGAGACAGTGCAAGGCACGTTGTTTGGCATTAGCAACAACATCATCAAGGAATCGCCTGTTGATACCGGGCGCTTTCGCAATAACTGGCTGGCCAGCTCAGGTCGGCCACGTCGAGGAACGCTTACCCAAACCGACAAGAGCGGCAACCGTGCTGTTGCTAGGGCTGGGCGAATCGTTGAGTCGCTCGAGGCGGGCGATACGTTTTACTTGGTGAACAACCTGCCATATGCGCGCCGACTAGAGTTTGGTTCTTCCACGCAAGCGCCATCGGGAATGCTGCGTATTAACGTCGAGCGGTTTCGCTCGCAGATGACGGCAATCTAATGGCTACCTTTTTCAACGACATTCAGGCCGCGTTAGACACGCACCTGCAATCAATCCCAGGTGGATACACAATCGCTTGGCCGAACATTGCGTTTGAGCCTAATGGAGCCGGCACGTATCTGCGGGCTAACTTCCTGCCAGCTGATACAACGCAAGCAGGGATGGGCGCTTCGGGTTTGGATGATACAACCGGCATATATCAAGTTGACGCCGTTTATCCTGCGGAGTCGGGGCGAACTGATTTGACCGATGATATTGCAAATCATTTCAAACGTGGAACGGTTTTGACTTACAATAGCGTAAACGTGAGGGTGCGGTCAGTTTCGATTGCGCCAGCAATTAGAGATGGTGCGTTTTATTTCGTGCCGGTTTCTATCTCTTGGCAAACATATACTGAGGCGAGGTAAAGACAAATGACGATCGCAAACGGCGCACAACACGCACTATATTACGTTGCGGAAACATCCTACGGCGTGGTTCCAACCGCACCATCATGGAGCCCTGTTCCGCATACCGGCACGACGTTAAACATGAGCAAGGACGGCATCGAGTCGGAGAAGCTACGCGGTGATCGGCAGGTAGAGGACTTCCGGCATGGCAACAAGACCATCGGCGGCGACATTTCCTGCGAGCTTGAATACGAGGCATTTGACGATCTGTTAGAGGCCGTCATGTGCGGTACCTGGGATACCGATACGCTGAAGTCAGGCCCAACCCGTCGCTCGTTCACAATCGAGCGCGAGTTCGCCGATCTAAGCACGCCTGAATATCATCGCTATACCGGCTGCGAGTTCAACTCAATGGCCGTTTCGGTTGCGCCAAACCAGATGGCAACTGCTACGTTCACGATCGTCGGCAAAGACCTGAGCCTAGACACCGCAGAAGTCGCAAGCTCGACTTATACGGCTGACTCCGGCAACACGCCATTCGATTCGTTCACTGGCTCAATCACTGAGGGCGGCTCATCGATCGCCACGGTCACGGCCATTGAGTTCACGATTGAGAACGGCATTGAGCCGCTGTTTAGCGTTGGTTCAGATACAACCAACCGCCCATCAATCGGAAAGTCACGAGTGACTGGTTCGCTGACGACTTACTTCGACTCGAAGGCTTTGTATGAGAAGTTCATCAACGAGACCGAATCAGAGATCGTGCTGACGCTAACCGACTTGGACGGAAACGATTACCAGTTCGACATTCCGCGAGTGAAGTACAACTCCGGCCAGCCTGACGTATCCGGTGAGGGTGCAGTGACCATTTCGATGGACTTTGTGGCGCTCTACAACGATACCGACGAGTCGCAGTTGGTTATTACTCGCACCGACGCTTAATTAGTACGCAGGGGGATTTATGGAGCTAGATAAACTATCGACTGCGCCTGTCCATGAGGAGGGCGCAGATTGCCGCATCAAAGTGGATGGTAAGCCTTCGGACGTGTACATCACGATCAAAGGCCAGGATTCGCATTCCTACCGCAAGGCAAAGAAACGCCAGATGCGGCAGTTTATCGAAGCGCGCAAAAAAGACATCGACATCGAAGAACTTGATACGGACAAGATGGATTGCGAGCTAATGGCCGACTGCACGGTTGGCTGGCGCGGGATTACCGCTAAGGGCAAGGAGTTTACCTTCAGCCGTGATAACGCGATCAAGCTATATAGCGATGCGCCGGATATTGTGGCTCAGCTATTGCACTTCATCGAAGAACGCGGAAATTTTACCAACGGCTGATCGATGAGTTCGTCACGTTTGGTCGCTGGTGTTTCTACATTAACGACCATCCAGAAGGTTCAAAGATCAGCCGATTAGATACGTTGCGGCAGGTTGAGAAGTCTCGAGGCGAAACGCCCGCTGAGCTAAAGAATGCGCCGACCCTTTCCGGCGACCATAATGATGCTTGGGAAGCGTTCGCCAACCTCAGAGAGTATACTTACACTGAGATTGAGGCTTATATGCGAGTGACTGGCGCCCAGCTAGACCCTTGGGAAGTTGAAGCCATCACGCAGCTTGCGAAATATAAGGAAGCGAAACCGATATGGCCACTGAATACGCAACGCTAGTCTTTCGCGCTGATACATCCGGTCTTGAGACTGCCGAAAACTCGCTCAGTGCGGTCGCTCGCACAAGCGGCAGAACCCAAAAGTCTGTCAATGAAGTGTCCACTTCAGCGATGGCTGCGGGCAAGAGCTTTCGCGGCATGGGCCGCAATGCTGCACAAGCCGGGTTAAACATCCAAAAGATCATCGGGCCAGCCGATCAAGGCGCGGGCTCGCTGATGCAATTCAGCAACCGGGCTGCTGGCGCCGGGGCTGCTGCTGGAAAGACAGGCGTTGATTTAAGCGGTATGGGCCGCAAAGCCGGTCAGGCTGGTATTCAGGTTCAACAGCTCGTTGGTCAGGTTTCGATGGGTACAAGCCCGATGCAAGCCTTGTCCATGCAAGCAACTGACTTGGGCTTTGTGCTGGGCTTTCCTTTGGCCGGTGCAGTTGCAGGTATTACAGCCGCGTTTGCCGGGCCGTTGATTGCGGCGCTGGTTGGCACTGGCGACGAGATGGATGAGCTTACCTCAGACATCGATGCCATGATCGGCAAGCTAGATGAGTTCACCGAGGCGCAACGTGCAGCGGCTGCGCTCGCGGTGGCCGAGGATTTACGCAAGCAGCGCAAAGAATACGAGCAAACCGAAGCGAGACTTGAGGCGCTCAGCGATCGGCTAGATGAAGCGTCCGACAATACGCGCTCGCTGTTTAATAATATGCGCCCTGAAGAAATGCAGGAGTTGCGTGACGAGATCACAACGACCAGAGGCGCGCTAGACACCCAGGGGCAATCGGTAAGCGATCTTGAAGAACAGTATCGGATACTGACTGGCGAGCAGGAAGCATCATCCGAAAGCCAAAAGAATGCCGCTGAAGATGCCGAACGGCTTGTAGAACGGCTGCAAGAACAGGCAGACACGCTAAGGCTCAATCGCGAGCAAACTATTCTGTATAAAGCCGCTCAGATGGATTTAACGGATGAGCAGCTTCGTGCCATTGAAGTTAACGCTCGCCGCATTCAACAGTATTACGACGAAGAAGAAGCCCGCAAGGAAGCCGAGCAGCAACAGCGCATTGCAGACCGTGAAGCCAAGCGAGCTGAAGTCGAGCGGGAGCGCGAGGCCGAGGCAGCAATTAAAGAGTTGCGCCAGCAAGGGTTGATCGATCGGGAGGAAAACGAGCTACAGAGCATCCAGCGGCGCCGCGCTAAGCTAGAGCAGTTCCGGCAAGACGAACTGATATCGGAAAAGCAGTACAACGAGGCGAGCAAAAACCTAGAGCGCGAAACGCAGGACGCCAAGGTTGCCATCGTTGGTGACACGCTAAACGCCCTAGGCGCGATCAACGAAGATGCGTTCAAAGTAGCTAAGGCTTTCAATATAGCCAACGCGGTCATGAACACCTACACAGGCGCGACCAAGGCATTGGCGACCTACCCGCCGCCGTTCAACTTTATCGCTGCGGCTGGCGTCGTTGCATCCGGTTTGGCGCAAGTATCGCAGATCAGATCGCAGACGTATTCAGGCCGTGCCTTAGGCGGTCAGGTTCGTGCTGGTGAGTCCTATGTGGTCGGTGAGCGTGGGCCAGAGGTTCTGACAATGGGCGGCTCGGGCTCGATCACGCCGAACGAGGCAATCAGGAACGCACCAGCAACACAGACGAACAATCAGACAACCAACGTCACGTTTGAAATATCGACGATCGACGCCCGTGGGTTCGATCAGTTGCTCCAATCACGCAGAGGCCAGATCATATCCATCATTAACTCTGCATCAAACGACCGAGGAAGGCGTGCAGTCGTATGAGTGGAACATACCCTACAGAACCGGAGTTTCAGGCGATCAACGTCTCGTCA